CATGATGCAATGCACTATCATTTGTGTAGTCCTCCGCATGCAATGGCGGATAAAGCATTGCAACAAGAGCTTGAGTTGGAGGCCCTGGTCAAGGCCTTCAACGAAAACTTCAAGACCACCGCGGGCCCAGACGCGGTTAAGAAATTGCTCGGCTCCCCCCACGTTCGCGGCTGGTACGCTGAGTACCGGCAGGAGCAGGCCAAGGAGAAGGGTCTGCCTGAGGATTGGGCCGCCGTCGGCCTCACCGCTCAAGAATGGGCGGAGGCTCAATCCGCCAGGTCCCTTCGCCGCGAAGCGAGAGCTGAGGCGGCCAAGACCCTTGCAGCTGAGGCTGCCCGCTATGATGCTGCGGTTAAACGCATCAACGCAACCTGCGCCGCTGCCCTGGACCGGGCGGCCGCACCAATGGTCCTCGCTCTAGAGGGCGGGTATGAGCAGCTTCCGCTGGCTGCTCAGATCCGGGTGGAATCCTCAGCGGACCCCGAGGCACGGGCGAAGTGTCTCAAAGCCGAGCTCGCGGACGCACGTGCCGTGTGGGTTGCTAAAGCCCGGGCTGGCGAGGCTCCCTTTTAGTCTCCCCATGCCGCTCGACGGGCCTACGTGGTCGTGCCCAGCGTATGGTCTTTTGGATAGGGGCACCCTTACGGCAGTTGTATCCCGGCTGTCTCGTAAGTGGCATAGATTACGGGAAAGTGTCTTTTCGCGGGTCCCTTGTGACTCGCCTCAATCTCATGTTAAAGGTCAGTTACATATGTTCTGGTCGGCCAGGTTAGACGAGGCCGTAGAGCATCGAGAGACATACAAACTGGTACAAAGCCTCCCCGAAACTGACCGGATCAGGATGGCTTGGAAATACTTGAACAGACGCAAGGCACAGGCCGCTAAGGCTCGCGACGACAGTTCAGGCAGTCACCTTCCCAGGGTGCAGGCCGCTGCTCTGTGGCTAGTCTTAGACGACTTCTCGCTCACTCCAGCTCGTGCGACGGTCTTGGCTCACGCTGAGTACAGGCGGAAACGCTTCGAAAAGCCTGAGCGCAAGATCAGGACCACCGAGTGGGTGGGAGGTGCGCCAAACCCCATTGCGTTGACGTCTGAGAGGCAGGTCTCAACCAAATGGAAGAGAGCCCAATCTAACGCGGAGCGTCTAGCCGCCTTGTGCGACGACGCCCCGTTTCCCCCTACCGCCGTGGCTCGATTGGACGGTAGGCTAGAGCTCCCTTCCGGTTGTAGACCGCAGAAATTCGTCCTTCCTGGCGGCCCCGCCCTCGAGTTCATCCGAGAGCGTAGGCCCTCTCTCCTCAAATGGCTGGGACCTTCCGACGCCTGCGTCGGAGGGTCGTGGGACACTTCGAAGTGGTCGTTCGAAGTTGCCTGCCAGCCTAACAAGGGGTCGGGGCACGCCGGGGATCTTTATCGTGCCCTTAGCTCTGGGTACAAGGATTTGAAGCTCGGCAGGCTTCCTCAGCCGTCCATTCGGGCGCTCGAGTGTGTGAAAGTTAATGGGCGAGCTTACCCTGGGATCTTCTCCTCGCGGATAGGAAATAACAGGAAGACGGCTTACGGGGCTTGTGTTGAGATCGCAAAGCAGCACTACCTGGACGCGAGAGAGCGGTTCGAACCCGATCTCTCTCTCTGGGCGTGTGGCGGGCGTGGCAAGCCGAGTCAGATGGTCCAGGTCGGGGATAGGTTGAAGTCTAGGCTGATTCTTATGCCCGAGACCCCATCTGCTCTACTAGAGTCGGCCTTCGCGCAACCGTTTACGGCAATGTTATCTGCGGTTAGGGGGGACATTATGATCGGCGCATCGATGACCGATAGGGGCTTTCGCAGAGTGCTCTCCCCCGTGGAGGACGCTCACCACGTTAAGGCCTTCGACTGGTCGGGATTCGACTCACGAGTGCGAGAGGACATGATTGTTACCGCGTTCGGCATCGTCAGAGCCTGCTTCAAGGGCGATGACGCCTGGCTGGACAACGTCTTTCTTCGGTTCATCTCGCATTTCTTGGTCAAGCGCGTCGTGACTCCCGGGGGCTGGTTATACACGTTGGCTAATGGTGTGCCAAGCGGGTCTCCTTTCACCAGTATCATCGATTCTCTGGTCAATTGGTTGGTGATTACTGACCTGGAGATCTGCATGGGAGGGCTCAGCGCCCCCACCAAGAACCGACGCCGCGTATACGGGGATGACTTCATGCAAGCATTCTTCGCTCCGTGCCTGGAGCGCGACGCTTACATTGCCCTCGCTTTCGAGCGGTGGGGGTTTGTAGCGAAGCCCTCCGCGGCACTCGAAGGTGTTGCTTGCGCGAACACCGCCGACGCCAGCCTCCCGTTCCTCTCTTTCCGTTTCCCCTTCGGGCTACCCGCGAGGCCCATCCAGGACGCGTTAAAGATCGGGCTCCTTCCCCAAAAGGCCCGATATTCATATAGTGCACAAGCAGCGAGGGTGTGCTATTTGGATCACTTCGCGCCCTACGATCCAGAGACRATTGAGTATCACAGAGAGTACTTCAATTGGCTGCAAACGAAGATCCCAGGAATGACGTGGGCCGACGGGAGGCCCCAACCCGACCTAGTGTCACCGTGGATCCACAAGGCGATGGTTAACTTCGTCGCTGCGGGGTTCGCGCCAGGGGTTGTCTCCCTAGGCGAATGGTTCAGGCAGGAAGATCCACGTCGCTGGCCTGACCGATGGGTACCCCGAAGATGTGGGAGGTTGGTGCCACGCGCTGCGTGGTCCCAAGGAAAATTGCAGTCCGCCCTCTCAACTCTGCGCTGGGGTAATTGCGCAGAGAGCACCTTCGCTCGCTTAAGATGGAAGACTCTATGAATTCATCTGTTATGCCCCGTAGCATTACTGCACGCTACCTAGGGGAGTGCATTGCATCAT